AAGGGTGGTAGGAATGTATTTGCTCTAGCAAAGGTTAATGAGTCATTCTCTATCCTTGGCGAAGATCAAGTAGACTCATATCTATTGTTTAGCAATCCACATGAGTATGGTAAGGCTATTGATATTCGGTTTACACCTATTCGGGTTGTATGTAATAACACTCTCACATTTTCTTTGAACACTCGTTCATCTAACTTTGTGAAGTTAAACCACCGCACCAAGTTCAATGCCGATATGGTTAAAGAGCAAATGGGTCTAGCATCCGAAAAGTTTGCTCAGTATAAAGATATGGCTGAGTTCCTATCAACTAAAAAGTTCTCAGTAGATGCTTTGATTAACTATTATGCTGAAGTGTTTCCGTATACTCACAAGACTTCTGAAGCACCTAGCACTGTAGAAGACTTGTCAAAGAACGCACAAGATGCTTACGCAGTGTTGGACACTCAACCGGGGGCTAACTTTGGTGAAGGTACTTGGTGGCAAGCACTTAACTCAGTGACCTACTTGACTGATCACAAGATGGGCCGTAACGCAGACTCACGTATGCAGTCAGCATGGTTTGGTATTAATCAGGCTCGTAAGATCAAAGCAGTGAATAAGGCTGTAGAATATGCAACAGCCTCATAAGGACAGTGACGATAGTGGTGGAGTTCAACACGAACTCTACCACGAGTGGCTACTACGTAAGGCCAAGGAAGAGCGTAAAAACAGTGAATATGATTGGATGGATTGGTGATCTTAGTTAATGACAATAAAGAACCTGACCTATTAGGATTGATAGAAATTGATGAAGACTTTGAAGATCTTGATAAGATGGTTCGGAATATGAATAAAGATCTTGTCGATAGCGGCTTTGATAAGTATCAATTCAAAGCAGAATATAAAGGAAAAAAAGCTTATATTAGAAGATTATAACTTGACATTTATAACGAATCGGTGTATAACATAAGTATGACAAAGAACACACATATGACTCACCTAGAAGATAAAGTAATATACGGTGGTGTTGACGGGACTCGTCAGGCCATCGTTGCTGTACGTGAACTAAAGAACTTATTGAGGAGTGACCAGAGTGGTTCTGTCTCTGTTAAGTGGGATGGTGCTCCTTCTATCTTTGCTGGTATTGACCCTAGTGATGGGGCTTTCTTTGTAGCAAAGAAGAGTATCTTCAATAAGATCCCTAAAGTTTACAAGTCAGATGCAGATGTGGATGCCGATACTAGTGGTGACCTAGCTGTTAAACTTAAACTTGCTCTTAAGCACTTACCTTCTCTAGGCATCACAGATGTTGTCCAAGGCGACTTCCTGTTCAGTTCAGATGATCTGAAACAGCAAACCATTGAAGGAAATGATTATGTTACTTTCCACCCTAACACTATTGTGTATGGTGTCCCTGCTAGTTCAGATACAGCAAAGGCCATTACTTCAGCCAAGATTGGCATCGTATGGCACACTTCCTATGAAGGCAACTCCTTTGAAACTATGGAAGCAACCTTTGGTGTAGACCTAAATGCTTTTCATAAAAGTGATGATGTGTTCTATATTAGTTCCATGATGGATATTAATGACAGCATTACTAACGAAAACATTATCAAAGTATCAGAAGATTTGTCTGAGTGTGGCAAACTCTTCAATAAGATACCTAGCAATACACTCAACAACATCCAATCCCATGATACCCTACCAAGGTTCATTGAGCAATTCAATAATACTTTTGTTAGGAAGGGCGAAGCCATTGGAGATACAGCAAGCCATGTATCAGGTTTCATCAGTTGGATCTCTTCACGGTTTCAAACAGAGATCGATAAGAGGAAAACATCTAAAGGTAAGCTTGTACAGCAAGAACTGTTAGATGATATACTATCTTTCTTTACTACTGACACTAAATCAGACCTAAAAAAGATATTCGATTTGCAAAAACATCTTGTTTCAGCCAAAATAAAAGTTATAAATACTCTTGATATTGTAAATGAAGTTAAAACTTTCGTTAAGACTGACTGTGGTTACAAAGCCACAAAAGCCGAAGGTTATGTAGCTATAGATACACTAGGTGGTGAAGCAGTGAAATTGGTTGATCGTATGGAGTTTTCATACAACAACTTTTCACCGAATATTTTAAAGGGATGGGATAAACCAGAAAGTAAAGTAGATGCCGAAAAAATTAGACTTTAAAGATTATATTAATGTAGACTATACTCAAACTGATGATGCACAACTAGCACTAAATGCTAAGAAAAGAAAAGAAGCCGTAGAGCCTACGGATGAAGCGTTGAACATGGCTCAACGGCGCAAAAAAGGCATTCAAATGAAAAAGATGGCGGCACGTTTAAAGATGGGCCGTAAGAAAGCTTCTATGAAAGTTGCTAGTCCTGATAAACTTGCAAAAAGATCTCGTAGAGCCGCACGTAATGCAATCACTAAAAAACTTACCAAAGGTATCTCTAAGGCTGAACTAACTCCTTCTAGAAAACAGGAGATAGAAAAGAGGCTAGATAAGATGTCGGGTAAAGTTAGCAGACTCGCTAAAAAAATGATGCCGAAAATTCGTAAAGCAGAGTTAGCAAGAAAACGTGGTTAGTATGATAAATAGATTTAGTCAATTTCTAGTTGAAGAAGAAAAGACAGCATTTTTTACAATGGGTAGATTCAATCCACCCACGATGGGTCATGGTATGCTTTTAGATAAAGTATCTAAAGCGGCTGGTAAGAATCCATATAAGATATTTGTATCACAGTCAAACGATGCAAAGAAAAATCCCTTAGGATATAAAGACAAGATTAAGTTTGTTAGGAAAATGTTTCCGAAACACGCCAGATCTGTCATGATGGATACCAGTGTAAAGACTCCTATAGATGCGGCAGTTAAACTTTATAACGAAGGTTATAAAAGCGTTGTGATGATGGCAGATGCTGATCGCACCAGAGAATACGAAATACTTTTAAATAGATATAATGGTAAAGAAGCACGTCACGGATTCTATAACTTCAAATCTATGAAGTTTGTAAGTGTGGGCGGCAGAGACCCCAATGCTAAAGGTGTTGAGGGCGTTTCTGCTACTAAACAACGCAATGCGGCTAAAGAGAACGACTTTACTACATTTGCTCAAGGTCTTCCTAAGAACGTATCTAATAAAGATGCGAAGGAACTGTTTAATGCTGTGCGTAAGGGTATGGGATTGAAAGAACAGAATGAGTTTAAGAGACACGTACAACTTAATTCAGTATCAGAAACAAGAGAAGCTTTTGTTAGCGGTAATTTGTTTACTGAAGGTGAAGAAGTAGTTATCAAAAAGACTGATATGGTTGGTAAGATATCTGTGTTAGGATCAAACTACGTGATAGTTGAGACTAATGAAGGTAAGACTAGACAATGGCTTGAGGCTGTAGAAAAGATTGTGCCTGATTATGGCACACCTGAGTCCACTGCAAAGGCTAAGAAGGTCACCCCCGGTCAAGAAGAAGCGTGTTGGGATGGTTATAAGCAAGTTGGTATGAAACCAAAAGGCAAGAAGATGGTTCCCAACTGTGTTTCTGAGTATGGTGGTCCAAAGATTTCTAGGAAAGATTATCTTAAGCAAGATCCTATGAAAGAAAAGTCCACTCAAGATCCTGATATCAAGGACAGAGAAGGCACTCAACCTAAGAGATATCACTCAGGTCTTGAGACAGCCACTAAGGTTGCACGTGATAGACACTTTAAGAAGCATGGTAAGAAGGCAGACGATGATTCCTCTGCTTATAAACCAGCCCCGGGTGATAAAACAGCAAAAACTAAACCCTCTAAATATACTAAAGTAGTAAACAAAATGATGGATGAGGATGCTGTTCAAAAGGCTCGTAAGCGTATTGACCTCGAAAAAGATGTAGAGAAAAGAAGTGACGATGCTCAAGCAGTACGTCATGATAGAATATTAGATAAGGCAAGAAGAGCAAGAATGCTTCGTAAAAATAAAGGTATAACCCAATGATGAACTTCAGTAACTATCTGGTTCTTGAAGGAAGTTTTGCAGATAAATCATCTGCATCGGGAATATCTGTCGGCACTCTGAAAAAGGTTTATGATCGTGGAGTTGCCGCATGGAAGACGGGTCATAGACCCGGAACAACTCCACAACAGTGGGGCCATGCAAGAGTGAATGCTTTTATAGCAAAGAAGAAAAAAGGTAATTTAAACCACGATAAGGATCTAGCATAATGTCAAAAACATTCGAAGAGATGAGAAAAGGTAATGTTGATGAGATTAGCATCAAAGACCTTACCAAAAAAGTAGCAAGTTCCACTGGAACTCAGGGCATTCAAAAAGCCATGTCTAAAAGTAAAGAGAAGACCATAGCAGATTTAGCCGCTATGCGTAAACGTCTTAATGCTGGTGTGGAATATGGTGCTACAAGTGAGCACCCTATTAACGAATACTTGACTCCCGCTGAGAAAAAGATGATTGATCAGATGTATGATAAAAAAGGTAACCTTACACCACTAGGTAAGAAGGTTATGGATCATGGTAAGAAGAATGAAGAACTAGAAGAGATGA